AGGCAAAATATGATGCAACATTTAGATAGACCAGATTGGCGATTGTGGCTCAAGAAGCGGTACGGGTACGCCGTCGCTTTTTGTGGCACATATTACGAATGCCGGGATAGAGCGCTGGCAGAGACGGCGCAGTTTAGAATTGAGAGGACCAGAGCATGACCAACCCACACCCCAAAGGCTCAACACTAGCATGGTGCTACGCCAACGGGCAAAGGCAGTCTTACTATATGCGAAGCCCTAAGCCGTTCTTTTACCGTTGTGATGACGTTCTACACGGCGAAGAAATCCATGACTTAGGCGTAGAAGAACAGACAGCGTTCACACATGGTTATCAGGACAACAGGGACTTCAAGCAATGGGATTAAAGCAACAGACAACAAGGCAAGCGCTAATCGCCAACCGTATCGCCGCAACAGTAGAAGCAGCCAAGCCAACGAAAATTGGCAACAGTTTTGTGCTAGATTTCAGCGACAGACCTAAGCGACGGTTTATAGAATAGCGACATTAAATATCAAATTGTAGTCAAGCCTGTGTGGTACTATTGTACCGCATGGGTTTCACTTTGGTACACTATTACGGATTTGAATTAAACCCTAGGAATGGCTGCACTCTCGCTCAGCGAGTGTCAAGCAAAAGTTCCACACGTATTAAGAACTGTGGCATAAACGACACATCTAGTGCGATTATTCTTGAGTGTTGCACAAATGTCACACTAATGGGACCCTAGGATTTATCTCAAATTAAATGTATCCTAGTGGGTATGCACTCTGGTCTACAACATAAGCCAAAACCTTTGACCCTCTTAAGGAGCGGCACTCAGCAGCACTACCTTAGTAGGCAGGGGGCATACTGTGGCATAAATGTCACACTACAACAATATTTTTATAAAACAACAAAGAATATTCTCTGTAGCCCCTTTACTTTTGCTCAACTTAGGGCTTATACTATAGTAAGGCTATAGATTAGCCAGAGACATAATTCATATCAGGTTTAATTACCAATTTGGTTATAATCTCGACCAAGGCTATAGCAAAACTATAGTATGTGATTTTCTAAATCCCTAATTGCGCTTGCATCGAAGATGCTGCGCTTAGTGGGCTGTTTCTTAAACAGTCACGGTATCTTAATTCTGTAGTAGGTCTGTAGTATGCCAGCGGCACTCCCTCACAAGAAAGCTATTGCCAATCGAATCCGTAAGATGATTCGAGATGGTGTAGCTATGAAGGACATCATGGTCTCTATCCAAGACCTACAGGATGCACCTTCTTCTTTTGCTACCTTCTACAAGATTTATGGTCAGGACATTGCTCAAGAGCGTTCTGACATTGTAGGGATGGTAGGTAACAAAGTAGTACAACAGGCTCTTGAAGGTGACTTCAAGTCTCAGGAACTCTTTCTCCGTAGTAAGGGTGGTTGGTCCCCTAACTCCACTCTTAATGAGCAGGAGCAAGAGACAGACCCAGAGATGGATGAGTCTGCTATTGACGCTCTTATGACCCTCTTAGGGAAATCCCGTGACCCTTCCGATAACAGCGAATGACCTACGACAACTACCTGATGAAGAAGTAGCAGCCTTGATGGACCAGCTAGGTCCAGCTAAGGTAGAAGAGTTACAACACACTTGGGAGTTCTGGGCTAGACCTAACCAGATGGAGCCTACAGGCAACCATTGGGATGTTTGGGTAGCATTAGCTGGCCGAGGCTGGGGTAAGACCAGAGCGGGTGCAGAGTGGGTAAGACACCGTATCCGTAAAGGCGATAAGATTGTACATTGTGTAGCACCAACAAAGGGTGATGTACGGAAGGTCATGGTAGAGGGCGATAGTGGCCTTCTTAATGTATGTTGGAAGGGTGATAAGACCTACCGTGGTACGCCTATAGGCTACCCAGAATGGTCCCCTACTAACAACACAATGACTTGGGAGAATGGGGCTAAGGCTGTATTCTTTTCGGCGGAAGACCCAGAGCGTCTTCGTGGTCCACAGGCTTACTCTGCATGGTGTGATGAGTTGTGTGCTTGGCGTAATGCCCAAGAGACTTGGGATATGTTGCAGTTTGGGTTACGTCTAGGCAGACACCCTCAAGTGTTTATCACTACAACCCCTAAGACCACCAAGCTACTGAGGACGATATTAGGTGATGAGAAGACGGTAACGTCCACAGGCTCCACCTATGACAACTCTGCTAACCTAGCCTCTACGTTCCTTGATGCAGTTAGGAAGACGTATGAAGGCACTAGACTTGGTAGACAAGAGCTTTACGCTGAAATCCTTGATGAAGCCTCTGGTGCCTTATGGAGCAGACAGGGACTTGCACAGGTAGAGATTGAAGCAGATAAAGTACCTGACTTAAACCGTATTGTAGTATCTATTGACCCTGCCATCACAAGCAACAAAGAGTCAGATATGACTGGTATTGTTGTAGCAGGGGTTGACGTAAATGGTATCGCTTACGTTCTGGCTGACCACACAGGTCGCTACACACCCCAGCAATGGGCTGCGAGGGCAGTGTCACTCTTTGAAGAGTATCAAGCTGACCGGATTGTCGCCGAACGTAATCAGGGCGGAGATATGGTTCGCCACACTCTCCACACAGAGTCTGAGACGGTCCCTGTCAAACTAGTCCATGCTAGTCGAGGCAAGATGGCCCGTGCTGAGCCGGTCTCCGCCCTGTATGAACAGAACAAGGTACGTCATGTAAAGGGTCTCAACGACCTTGAGGACCAGATGGTCACTTGGGAGCCACTAGGCTCCGTAGGATCACCAGACCGCCTTGACGCCCTTGTGTGGGCTATTACGGACCTATCCCTACAGGGCTATGCCAAGCCCCAATTAAAGCTGGCGTATAGCTCTGCGAAAGGACTTAGATAATGCCCAAGAAGCTCTCTGAAACAGAAGCCAAGAAGATTCTTGGTGTAGCTGGTGACAACACTCACAATGGTCAGATTCGAGCGGACGAGTTCCTGCCGGAGCTTCGTGGCAAGAAGGCCATCCGCAAGTACCGTGAGATGCGTGACAACGACAGCACCATTGGTGCAGTTATGTACGCCACTGAGCAAGTGCTTCGTGATGTAGAGTTGAAGGTTGTACCCTGCAATGATACACCAGAGGCCAAGAAGGAAGCAGAGTTTGTTGAGTCTGTCTTAGATGACATGGACCACACTCTTGATGACCATATTGCAGAGGCTTTGTCTTCTTTGTCGTATGGCTTTGCTTGGTTTGAGGTAGTATATAAGCGTCGTAGCGGTCCACAGTTCCGTAGCTACAAGAAGTATTCCAAGTACGATGATGGCCGTATCGGTATCCGTAAGCTGGCCTCTAGAGCGCCTTGGACTGTATCTAAGTTTGATGTAGACCAGAAGTCTGGTGATGTCTTAGGTCTCTATCAGGAAGGCTCACAGTTTGGTAAAAGCCATTATATCCCGGCTAACAAGTCTCTATACTACAAGACCACTGCAATTAACGGCGACCCTAGTGGTCGTAGCATTCTTCGTAATGCTTATACCTCTTATGAGTATCTGAACAATCTTCAGTCCATCGAGGCTATTGCAGTGGAACGAGAGCTTGCAGGTATTCCTGTAGCCCGTATTCCCTCGGAGTACCTCTCTAGTGATGCTACAGCCTCTCAGGCAGCGATTAGGGCAGACCTACAGCAAATCCTCCGAGACGTAAAGTTCAACGAGCAGGGTTATATTATCCTGCCAAGTGACACCTACCCTGACAAAGATGGTAGCCCAACCAATGTCCGCCTGATGGACATAGAATTGATGTCCTCTAGTGGTTCACGCAATATCCAAATCGACCCCATTGTTAGCCGCTACCAGCATGATATTGCTCGTAGTGTATTGTCTGAGTTTCTTCTACTCGGCGCACACAGCTCCGGTGGCTCGTATGCGTTATCTAAATCTAAGACCGACCTCTTTCTTCGTGCCTTGGAGAGCTACATTAGTGCCATCACTGACGTACTCAACAAGCAACTTGTAGAACGCCTGTGGCAGCTCAACGGGCTTTCCTACGATACTATGCCGTACATCAAGGCTGGTGATGTAGCACCGCACGATCTTCGTGAGATTGCAGCCTTCCTTCGTAATCTGAATGGTGCAGACATTAACGTCTCTGACCACCCAGAAGTTATTCAAGACCTCATGGACATTGCGGAACTCAGCTATGAACCTAATGAAGCTCCCCGGCGAGATGTACAACCGGATGAAACAGAAAGCCCAGAACAAGAGTGATCTTCAGACGCTCTATTCGATGACAGACCGAGAGCTTAACGATATTGGTCTTTCCCGTGGCTCTATTCGGGATGCCTTCTACAAAGGAAAGAAGTAATGCCTTTCTCTACTAATGCAGACCTCCCCAAAGCAGTACGACAGACTATCCCTGAAGAAAAGCAGGGTAAGTTCCGTCAGGTATTTAACTCTGTCATGGAAGACACTGGTTCTGAGCAACGTGCCTTTCGTGCTGCTTGGTCTTCGGTAGAGAAGGTAAAGACTTCCACCTTAGCAGAGAAGGCTAAGAACTGGAACGCACGTCATGGTGCTAAGAAGGGCAACATCAGTGCTAAGACCCTGAGAGCCGTCTATGACCGTGGTATTGGTGCGTACAAGACCAACCCCGGTTCTGTACGACCTAACGTAACATCCAAAGAGCAGTGGGCAATGGCCCGAGTAAACAGCTTCCTTAAGATTGCTGCTGGCCAGAAGGCTGCTACGCATGACAAGGATTTGTTGCCGGGACGTACTGAGAAGGCTGAGTACCGTGGTGAGAAGGTCTCCCTAGACAAGCCATTCCGTCTGCCTAAAGGCTCTGCTAAGAAGTTTGGTGTTTACGTCAAGTCCGGTGACAAAGTGAAGCGAGTTACTTTTGGTAGCCCCACTATGGAAATCCGTCGTGACGACCCAAAGGCCCGTGCTAACTTCCGGGCTAGGCACAACTGCGATAGTAAGACTGATAAGACCACTGCTGGTTATTGGTCCTGTAAGATGTGGGAGTCTGGTTCTTCTGTGAGCGATATGCTCGCAAAAGACGACTCCGAGCAAATGAACCTAGAGGGTCAAATCCTTAAGACAGACGACGAACAGCGTCTTGTCTACGGTTGGGCCTCGGTCATCACTGAAGACGGTAAGCCTCTGGTAGACCGCCAAGGTGATGTAATTGAAGCCGACACTATGGTTAAGGCCGTGAATAAATTCATGGAGCATATTCGTGTTGGTAAGATGATGCACAAGGGGGATCAGGTGGGTCAAGTTGTCCACTCGATGCCTCTCACTAATGAGATTGGTGAGTCCTTGGGCATTTCCAGTAGCCGTGAAGGTTGGATCGTAGCATTGAAGGTATTCGATGATGAGGTCTGGTCTCTGGTAAAATCTGGCCAACTTACGGCCTTTTCTATCGGCGGCAAAGCTAAGAGGAAGGAAGTAAATGACTAACATCCTACTCGACTTGGAGTTGGACGAACTGTCACTTGTTGACCGTCCTGCTAATCAAGCCGCTACAATCTGTCTTATTAAAAGGGACGAAAGCATGGAAGACATGGAAAAAGGGTACGACTCTTACCTCGACGAGCGTAAGGCGTACTTCATGGACAAGGGCATGGGTGAAGACGAAGCCATGAAGAAGGCTAAGGAAGAACTCGAAAAGATGTCCGCTGACGAGAAGAAGGAGCTTATGGCTCGCCTTAACAAAGCTGACGAAGCTGATGTAGCAGAAGAGGCTGTAGACCAGTCCGAACTGTTCTTGGCTGAAGTTGACGCTCTTAAGGCAGAAGTCTCCCGCCTCTCCAAGGCCCTCGAAGACAACGGTTACGTTGTTTCCGAAGAAGAAGTTACGAAGGCTGAAGAGCCTGAGTATGTAGAATTTGACGGTGAGAAGGTTGTCAAGTCTGACATCCCGGCCCCCGTCCTCAAAGCTCTCGAAGAAGCAGAGATTGCCAAGCGTCATATCGAGCTTAAGAAGCAAGCTGACGAAATCCTGCCTAACTTCGACAACGAAATTGCGGCCTCGCTCTTGGCTCATGTAGCTAAAGATGACGCAATCGTAGAAGCCCTCAAAGCTGCTGATGCTGCTATGGGTGCTTCGATGCAAGAGATTGGTGAAGCCTCTGTAGAAGCTGATATGGCTTCCCCACAGGACAAACTGGACTCTATGGTAAAGTCCTACATGGACGAAAACGCTATTGCCAAGTCTGGCTACGCTAAAGCATACGCTGCTGTAGCCAAGACCGACGAAGGCAAGGCACTTATCACTAAGCTCTACAAAGGAGAGTAAAACATGGCGACGAATGCAGGCCGCTTTAACAGTGTTTCTTTGGTTGCTGACGAAACTTTGGCAGCAAACCGTCTCGTAGACCTCAGCCTTGTCGATGCTGAGGCTGCAAAAGCAAAGTACGTAGCCACCACAGGCGACGACGTAATTGGTGCAACTCTTAACGATGCAGCAGCCGAAGCTGTAGTTGGTGTCCAAGTTGAGGGCATCGCTATGGTGGAAGCTGGCGGTGCTATTGACGTATCTGTCTCTCGCCGGGTCCGCTCTGACGACACCGGCAAGGCAGTTTCCGCCTCTGCCACTCAAGCTGCTGTTGGCTACTACATTGGCAACGGTGATGCCGCTTCTGGCGACATTATCTCCGTCTTGCTGAAGTATTCTGACGCAACTGCAACGTAATATAGAAGTAATAGGAGATAACTAATGCCTTTGCTGACCCCATCTAACGTGCATATCGACCAGCCGCTCACTAATCTGACGCTGGCTTACGCACAATCTCAAGAAGCCTTTATTGCTGATAAGGTTTTCCCTGTAGTAGGCGTAGACAAGCAGTCTGACAAATACTACATCTACGACCGTGCAGAAATGAACCGCTCCGGTAACGTCAAGGCCCTTGCGCCTCGTACCGAAGTAGAACGTATCGGCATGCGCATTTCCAACGCCAGCTATTTTGCTGACGTGTATGGCCTCGGTATGGATTTCGATGAGCAAACTCTTGCTAACGAAGATGCTGCTCTGGACATTCGTTCTGCCGGAGCGCAGACCCTTATGGGTCAGCTCATGGTTCACCGGGAAGAAAAGTTTGCAGACACCTTCTTTAAGGCTTCTGCGGGCTGGACCGACTGGGCTGGTGTAGCCAATGCGGACAATGACACTGATGCTGAAATTACTCAGTGGTCTGACTACGACAACTCTACTCCTATTGTGGATGTTACCCGTGCGTCTAAGACCATCCAGCTTCAGTCCGGTGGTTTCCGCCCTAACACGATGGTTGTTGGCCGTGAAGTACACGATCAACTGATTAACAACCCAAAGATTCTGGCTCGCCTGAACGGTGGTGCTACGGTACAGAACACCGCTCTCGTAACCAAGGCGAAGCTGGCAGAAATCTTTGAGGTAGAAAACTACTACGTCATGGAAGCAGTCAAGAACACTGCCAAGGAAGACGTACCGGGCGGTTCCGATGTCCACGGTAGCGAGACCCTTTCGTTTATCGGTGGCAAGGGCGCACTGCTCTGCTACACTCCAAGCAACGCTGGTCTGATGACTCCTTCGGCTGGTCTGACCTTCGCTTGGAACAACCTGCCGGGTGTAAACAACCTCGGTATCACTGTTGAGTCCTTCTCTGACGACGCTCTGAAGCGTCAGCAGATTGCTGAGATGATTCAGGTAAAGATGTCCTACGACATGAAAATTGTCGGTGGCGAGCTTGGTCTGTTTATCGCAACCGCAGTAGCATAAGGTAGAACGGAATATGCCCGACTATTCCTCTCTCCCCTTCCAGCTTGACTGGAACCATATCGTAAAGTCCCCGTTCTCAGCGGCGGGGACTAACTGGAAACCAAGGGATGTCTTTGACTGGAAACAGCGAGGCATCTCTTGGGAAACCACCTTAGCTTTGTTTAATCAGGGCCTTCTGGGACAAGAGCCTCCTTCACAGGAGCCTATCAAGGTAGTTGTTGGTGATGGCCTTGATGAGTTAAACTCCGATGAGCTTGCGGCTATCGTGAGCAACATCAACAAGAAGGTTAAGCAGTTCACGAAGACAGAGCGTGAATACAACATGAAGAAGTGTAAGGCTTCTACGATCACGAAGAAACAACGTGGTCATATCCGTACTTGGCGTAACAGCCCTTGGTCAGATTGGGAACAAGCATAATGACGTTCACCTACGATGTTGACGATCTTAATACCACCACTGCGACAGGCCGTCGCAATGCAGTACGTTTTCTCGTAGGTGACACTGACCCGCTTGACGTACAGGTACAAGACGATGAAATTGCTTTTGCTCTTACTGAGTCCGGTGACAATGTTTATGAGGCTGGTGCTTACTGCTGTCGAGCTATTGCAGCTAAGTATTCTCGTCGTGTTGACACTGAGCTTGATGGCGCTCTTAGTGCTAGTTACTCTGATCTTCACTCCCATTATCTGGCCCTTGCAGAAAATCTTGAGGCTGAGTCCAAGAAACAATCGGGTCTCGGCGTCAAAGCTGGGGGCCTCAGTAAGGCAGCTATCTCTGTGGTAAGGCAAGACACAGATCGTGTTACCCCATCTTTCCGCAGGGATCGTTTCCGCAACCCACCAAACTACGATGGTTCTGCGGATTACGAGTGAGGAATAGTCCATGTCTTTTAATGCTAGTGACGTTCTGAGGTTGGTCCAAGACTTTGGCGAACCCCTTACACTCCGCAAAGTCACCAAAACAGGCTCCTACGACACTTCTTCCGGTACTGTATCTGGGAGTGAGACTCTGGACTATTCCTTCACGGGATATTTCTATAACCTAGCAGAGGGGACATTTGACCTCAATAAGACTAGGAAGGGCAGTCGGGTTTGCGTCATAGCTGCTAAAGGTCTGTCAGTTACCCCTGATGATGAAGACCAAATTCTAGGCTATGGTGATCCGGTCAATATTCAGACCGTTAGGACTATTCGTAGCAATGGTCAGCCCGTCTGTTACCTCTGTGAGGTGTTTGAATAATGGCAGTCCCTAAGATAAAGGTCTCCCCTGCTCTTAAGAAGAAGCTGGCAGAGATCGATCAGATGGTTGAAGACGCTGTAGAGCGCAAGATGACTGACGTGGCTAGGACTGTTGTTCTGGCCTCTCCTGTAGATACAGGTGCATTCGTCAACTCTTGGTCCTTCAAGGACAACCTTGGTGGGGGCCGTAGTAAGTCCTCTCTGGGTAAGCCTACAGGCCGAGATAAGGGGTCCGAGCGAGGCAAAGCCCTTAATAACTTGGTAAACGACATCAAGAAGACTGTTGAAGTGGGTAGCCCCGGTGGTCCTGTTAAAGAAGGCATCGGCATCCAAGCTGACAACTATTACTTCATCAACCGTTCGCCTCACGCTAAAGAAGTTGATAACAACCCTAAGCACCAAGTAGTAGATAAAGTTATCCGGCAACATGGTAGGTAAGCATGGCTAGTATATACAGAGACATTCGTGCAGCCCTAGAGACTAAGCTGAAAGCTGTGTCTGGCCTACCCTCTATTTCCTACGAGAACTCTAGCTACGACAGAAAGAATGGTACTTCCTACGTTGAGACCTTCTTTGTGCCTCAATCTCGCAGACCCGCTGTAAGAGGCTTAAACCCACAGCAACGCTACAACGGTGTATTCACCGTGGTGTGCTACGCACCAGAGGGTACTGGTCCCGGTGCTGCTGATGAGTTGGCTGACAAGGTGTTAGACGCCTTTGAAGCAACTACCGATGCTTCCTTCATTAACAGTAGTGGAGACAGCATCGTTGTGTCTATCGACTATGCCGAACGAGAAGGTGGCGGGTTAGACACTCCGTTCTATTATGTCCCGGTGAACATCGGGTTCTACATTTATAACTAAGGAGGAAGCAAATGGCTTTCGCACAAGGTTCTCGTTCTCGTCTTAGCTACGCAGTACAGACTGCTTCTGGAGGGACACCAGCCTTTAAGAACCCAAACACTACTGGCTCTGAGTTTACGGTTCTGCCTTTTTCTACGCACTCTTTGAATATGGCAAAGGAGCGTGTAGCAGGCTCTGATATTCAATCCCATCGTATGCCTACAGTAGACCGTCACGGCGCTCGCTCCGTATCTGGTGACATTGTGGCAGACCTTCGTCACGCAGAGTACGACACTCTTATCGAGTCTGCCCTTATGTCTGGCACCACCTTCGGCACTGGTTTTGCCGCTGGCGATGGTACGACTACTGTAACAAATGCAGCCATTCTTGGAACTACGCCTAAGTTTCTGACCATCGAAGATTACGCAGAAGACATCAATCAGGTTCGTACTTTTGACGGTTGTGCAGTAAACACAATGGCTGTGTCCCTTGCGCCTAACCAGATGGCTACAGCCACCTTTGGTATTGTTGGTCGTCAGATGGGGTTAAGCCAGTCCCCAAAGTCCGGCGTTTCAGCATCTGCTGGCAATGAGCCTTTCGACTCTTACTCCGGGGACATCTTTGTAGCAGACGTGGGTGCCGATGCCGGAGATATTCTCAATAGCCCCACAGCTTCTACAATTATTACGGGTCTTGACTTTACCTTAAACAATGGGTTTGCTCCGACTATGGTTATCGG